GTGTACTGGTGGGGGGGGGTTTGCTTGTGGGGGGGGGGGCGGGGCGGGCGTCTGTTGTAAATCTATAGTAGGCACTCCTGTACATCAAAAGCAAAACTAGAAAAAACTAGGAAAAGCAAGTGTTTACTAACATGCCTAACCTCTTGAATACTAAAGAAAACTTCCGCACTGTAAATTAACACATAAAAGGACTTGACAAACACAGAAAAATATGCTATAATGTTACTGTATTCTTTAGAGAAGCTAGAAGGTAAAATACACATATGGATATTGATAATGAGCCACCTAAGCGTAAACGAGGGAGACCTAAGAAAACAGATGTAGTCTCTAAATCTAAAGGATCTAGAGGTGTCAGGGGTAGACCTAAAGGTGACGCAAGTATTATCAATGAGTACAAAGCACGTATGTTGGCTTCACCTAAGTCACGTAAGGTGTTGGATGCTATCTTCGATGCTGCTCTAGATGACGAACATAAGAATCAAGCGGCTGCATGGAAACTAGTGATGGATCGCATGTTACCTCTAAGCTACTTTGAGAAAGATAGTGCTGGTGGTAGATCTGCGGTATCTATAACCATCTCTGGTATAGGTGCGGGGTCTGTAGAAACTGATGTTACTAAAGAACCAATAGAGGGCGAATATACGGATGTTTAGATACTTCGACAGGGAAGAGTTTGTGTGTCAAGCCACAGGCGAGAATGAGATTGAAGATGAACTGATCCATGCCCTAGATGAGCTTAGAGAACACTGTGGTTTTCCTTTTGTTATCACAAGTGGCTATAGATCACCTGATCACCCTTTAGAGTTACGAAAGAAACATCCCGGTACACATGCACAAGGCATAGCAGCGGATATAGCTGTGTCCTCTGGTCTACAAAGGTACACTATAGTAAAGAATGCTATTAAGTTAGGCTTTACTGGTATTGGTGTTGCCGGAGGTTTTGTGCATGTGGACATTAGAGCTACTGATACACCTGTAATGTGGACGTATAGTTAGTGAACACTAACAGAGAATACCTAAAGACCTTAGCACAGCAAGAAGATCTAAACTGGGATGGAGATCCTGATTTAGATGCTGAGTATGAGTGTGAAGAAGAAAAAGACTTAGATGAGCTAGTGGTCAAGTGGTTCTATGACTAACGGAGTAGCGTAGTAAATGAGTGACTTTAAGACTAAATTCTATAGTGCCATCAATGAGGCTGTAGTATCTCCAGAAGAAGCTAAACAAGAGTTTGGAGAAGAAGATTTTAGATGGGCTGAAACAAAAATAGGAGGTGACTCGCCTACTGGTAAGTCTCAGATTTACATAAATGATGCTAAATTCAAAAGGTTTAATGCTGGCCCTAACTATAGGAACGAGATGCTTATAAAAGAAGGTCTACATCTTATAAAAGAAATAGACCCTGAAAGAGCAGAACGCTTATATCAAAGTGCTGTTACTGACCCTTCTACACTGGGATGGTTAAAAGAGTCTTACAAAAGAGAAGCGGAACGAGGTGAAAAAAGACTTTTTGACAAATGGGTCAAACACTCACGTTTAGACCAAATAATAGGCGGGTACTTACTAGGAGGTAATAAATCTTCTGTCCCTACTATGCGAGATTGGCCTACAGAAAGATTGCCTTATGGTAAACAATTTAAGATTGAGCTTGAAAAATTAAAAGCAGATTTAGGCTTATAAGTGACTGATCTTAACATACAACTGCTTGATTGGCAAAAGCAAGTCTGGTCTGATGATACTAGATTTAAGATTGTAGCTGCCGGTAGACGTACAGGTAAGTCCAGACTAGCAGCTTGGATGTTGATTGTTAATGCTCTACAGGCAGACAAAGGCCATGTGTTCTATGTAGCTCCAACACAAGGACAGGCCAGAGACATCATGTGGCAAACACTATTGGAGTTGGCGCACCCTGTTGTAACTAACGCACACATAAACAACCTACAAATTAAGTTAGTCAATGGCGCTACTATATCACTGAAGGGTGCTGACAGACCAGAGACTATGCGTGGTGTGTCACTAAAGTTCCTAGTGATGGACGAGTACGCTGACATGAAGCCTGAAGTCTTTGAGCAGATCCTTAGACCTGCCTTGGCTGACCAAAAGGGTGCTGCACTGTTTATTGGTACACCTATGGGGCGTAATCACTTCTACGATCTGTACAAGTACGCAGAGCTAGAGGACGATGAGTCTTATACTGCATGGCACTTTACAAGTTATGACAATGAGTTGTTAGACCCAGAGGAGATTGACCTAGCTAAGAAGTCTATGTCATCCTATGCATTCCGTCAAGAGTTTATGGCATCCTTTGAAGCTAGAGGCTCAGAGATGTTTAAGGAGGAGTGGGTTAAGTTCGGTGAAACACCGGAGATAGGTGACTACTACGTTAGTATTGACTTGGCTGGCTTTGAGGACGTAAGTAAGAAGAGAACTAAAAACTCTAAGCTGGATGAATCAGCTATTGCTGTTGTGAAAGTAAATGAAAACGGCTGGCACCTAGAGAACATTATATACGGTAGGTGGGACTTAGCGGAGACAGCTAGAAAGATCTTTGAGGTTGTTAGAGACTACAGACCCATCAGTGTAGGTATTGAGCGTGGTATATCCAAGCAAGCTGTGATGTCACCTCTAATGGACTTGATGAAGCAACGTGGTAGATTCTTTGTTGTAGAAGAATTAACACACGGCAACCGTAAGAAGACAGACAGAATCATGTGGGCGCTACAGGGTAGATTTGAGAATGGTCAGATTACTCTAGGGCAAGGTGAGTGGAATAGTAGATTCATGGATCAGTTATTCCAGTTCCCTGACCCGTTAACACATGATGACCTTGTGGATGCCTTTGCGTACACAGACCAACTAGCTAAAGTAGCGTACAATTACGACTTTGAGATTGATGATCTTGAGGTCTTAGACGCAGTAACAGGATATTAACATGCCCAGAAAAGGATTATACAGTAACATTCATGCCAAACGTAAGCGAATCAAGGCCGGTAGCGGTGAAACGATGCGTAAGCCCGGTAGTAAAGGCGCTCCTACCGCTCAATCGTTCAAGAAAGCAGCCAAAACAGCCCGAAATAGAAAATTACGAAGGGGTCGGTAATGGATTACGGTGATAATGACGTTCTGTCTAGCGACGAACACCTAGAAAACTGGGTAATGGCTAAGTGTGACTCGTGGCGAGATCACTATGAGTCTAATTATGCAGAAAGATTTGAAGAATTCTACCGTTTATGGCGTGGAATCTGGGCAGCAGAGGACATGGAGCGCAAAAGTGAGCGTTCACGTATCATTTCACCCGCATTACAGCAGGCTGTAGAGTCTAGTGTAGCAGAAATTGAGGAAGCAACCTTTGGTCGTGGTAAGTATTTTGACATTACTGACGATCTAGGGGACGCAGAAGCACAAGATGTTGTGTATCTACGCACTAAGCTGCATGAGGACTTTGAGAAAACTCAAATACGCAAGCAAGTAGGTGAATGTCTCATTAACAGTGCTGTGTTTGGTACTGGTGTAGCTGAAGTAGTGCTAGAGGAAGTCAAAGAGATGGCTCCTGCTACACAGCCTATTATGGACGGACAGCTACAGGCAGTAGGTGTTAACGTCACAGACCGTACAGTAGTTAAGCTACGCCCTGTACTGCCACAGAACTTCCTAATTGACCCAGTAGCTACATCCATACAGGACGCTATAGGCGTTGCTGTGGATGAGTTTGTGCCACGACACAAGGTACAACAACTACAGGAAGAAGGTGTCTACAGGAGCGTGTACGTAGGTCAGGCGGCTAGTGACTACGACTTAGAGCCAGATCAAGACCTAACTAGCTACGATGAAGACAAGGTACGCTTAACCAAATACTACGGTCTTGTGCCTCGTTACTTGCTAGAGATTGGTGAAAAAGAAGCACTGCTTGACGATGACGAAGACATTGCTGATGTTGAACTAGAGGAACCAGAGAACAATGAAGATGCCAGCTATTACGTCGAAGCTATTGTGGTTGTGGCTAATGGAGGCATCCTACTAAAAGCAGAAGCTAACCCATACATGATGCAGGATCGTCCTGTAGTAGCCTTTCCTTGGGATGTAGTTCCCGGTAGGTTCTGGGGACGTGGTGTGTGTGAGAAGGGTTACAACAGCCAGAAGGCGCTTGACACGGAGCTTCGTGCCCGTATTGATGCCTTAGCACTGACTGTACATCCAATGATGGCTATGGACGCTACACGCCTTCCTAGAGGCTCTCGTCCAGAAGTACGCCCCGGTAAGATTTTGTTAACCAATGGCGACCCTAAGTCTGTCATCAACCCATTCAACTTTGGTCAAGTAAGCCAGATTACATTTGCACAGGCAGCAGAACTACAGAAGATGGTTCAGATGTCTACAGGTGCCATTGACTCCGCTGGTATCCCCGGCAGTATCAACGGTGACGCTACGGCTGCTGGTATCAGTATGTCCCTTGGTGCAATCATCAAGCGTCACAAGCGTACCTTGATTAACTTCCAACAGTCCTTCTTGATTCCTTTTGTCAAAATGGCTGCTTGTCGTTATATGCAGTTTGATCCAGAGAACTATCCTGTCAAGGACTACAAGTTTAACACTACGTCTACTCTAGGCATCATTGCTCGTGAGTATGAAGTAACACAGCTTGTGCAACTATTGCAGACCATGCCAGCAGAGTCTCCACTGTACAACACGTTGATTCAGTCAATTATTGACAACATGAACCTGTCTAACCGTGAAGAACTGATGACTAAGTTGGCTCAGGCAGAACAGGCATCACAACCTACTGAAGAACAGCAACAGATGCAACAAGCGGCTGCACAGGCACAGATGGCCTTCCAGCAGTCACAGACAGCAGCACTTAATGGTCAGGCACAGGAGTCTAGTGCTAGAGCGCAGAAGATTGCTGTAGAGACACAGCTTGCACCACAGGAGCTACAGATTGACCAGATTAAGGCAGTCACAGCTAACCTGAAGGCAGGCGACCAAGAGGACAAGGAGTTTGAGCGTCGTATGAAGATTGCTCAGACATTCTTGAAAGAGAAAGAGATTGACCTAAAGAATCAACCTCAACAACAACCAAGTCAACCCCTTAGACTGCAACAAGGATAAATTGATGGTCGTAACACGTACAGAACTAACTCAGATAGTAGATCAAGTCAATAAAAAGTTTGATGAACTAGAAGCTAAAATTAAAGAGTTAGAGGCAAAGAATGTTAAGAAACTACCGAACAAGAAGGCGGCGTAATGCCTAGTCCACGTAGAGGTAAAGCAAGAGTAAAAGTGACTTCCAGTGGCAAAAAAGTCTCTTACGGTCAGGCAGGTCAAGCTAAAGGCGGTGGCCCTAGAGTAAAGCCGGGAACCAGTAAGGGTGACAGCTACTGTGCTAGGTCGCTAGGTATCAAGAAACGTCTTCCTAAAAAGAAGCAAAATGATCCTAACACACCTAACAACTTATCGCGTAAGCGTTGGAAGTGTAAGGGTGCTAAGTCCATGAGAGCTAATCAAACACTAGCCCGTAAAACAAGAACTAGGGGAAAGTAATATGCCATACGGTAAAGGAACATACGGTAACAAAGTAGGCCGTCCGCCTAAGAATAGCAGAAGAGCTATGCCTAAAAACCGACGCACTAAAACTATTGGTGGACGTAGGGGCCGCTGACGGTGATTGCAGAGATAAGTGCAATTGTTGCTGGTGTCAATGCTGCTACGTCTGCTATTAAGCGTGTAGCTGAGACTACCAACGACATCTCAAGTATCTCTGCTTTCCTATCTACTCTTGGAGGTGCAGAGGTAGAGTTAGCTAGAGCGCAGAATGAAGGCGGACTATCTGAAGGAGATGCTGTCAAAGCTGCACTAGCTAAGAAACAAATACAAGAGACTATGAAGGAGATTAAGGATCTCTTTACAGTCAGCGGTAACGGACAACTTTATCAAGAAGCTATGCTTGCAATGGCTGAAGCTAGGAAGGCTAAACAACTAGAGTTAGCTAGAGCAATAGCAGCTAAGAAGAAGTTTTGGAAGGACGTTAGAGAGATAGGTGCTGTCATAGGTGTACTGGTGTTTTTAGTCCCTATGTGCCTAGCACTTTTAATTTCATATTTAACAAAATAACACTTGACAAATGAGTCAAAGTATGCTATAATGTATAGGTACATAAGTGTACACAAGTATTCTTTAACAAAGGTAAAATACTATGACTCAAGAGTTAGAAACATACTTTAACAATTACTTTGCTATGTTTAGATCAGAAGGCTGGAAACAGCTAATCTCTGACTTACAGAGTAATGTTATACAGATCAACTCAGTAGAAATGACTACGGATAATGATAACTTGAACTTCCGTAAGGGACAGTTAGCTATCCTAGCAACCATATTAAATCTTGAAACACAGATTGATAACGGCTATCAACAAGCAGAAGCAGAAGAGTCTGTAGATGAGGCTGTTTGATTTTAGATGTCCTTGTGGCAAACTGTTTGAAGATTTAGTTAAGTCTGATGTTACAACTTCTAGGTGCAGTTGTGGCTTGGACGCTAAACGTGTTATCTCTCCAGTGAGATCTAACCTTGAAGGCATTAGTGGAGACTTCCCTGATGCACATGATAGGTGGGTTAAACGACGAGAGCAGCACATGGCACATGAACGAAGGCAAACCTCCTAGAGAACCTTCATACTAAACATCTCCACAATACTAAGGTACGGAGTTAATAATGGCTAAGATTATTGAACCTGAGCGTCAGGATACTCAAGAAGAGAACGAACAGCAACTAGATATGTTTGCACAAGTAGAGGAACAACAGGAAACTCCTGAACCACAGGAACCTGAGATCCCAGACAAGTACAAAGGTAAGTCCGCTGAAGAACTTGTACAGATGCACCAAGAAGCTGAGAAGCTATTGGGCCGACAGAGTTCTGAAGTAGGTGAGCTACGTAAGGTTGTTGATACGTATATTCAGACACAACTCACAGAAGATACTAAAGAAGCACCCCCACAAGACGAAGAAGTAGATTGGTTTACAGACCCTGATAAGGCTGTAGATAGGGCTATTCAAAACCACCCTAAGATTAAAGAAGCTGAAGCCGTAACGCAACAGTATAAAGCAAGTGCTGCACTATCAGAGCTACAACGTAAGCACCCTGATATGCAACAAATCTTGCAAGATACCAACTTTGCTGAATGGATTAAAGCATCTAATGTTAGGACTAAGCTGTTTGTAGCAGCAGACCAGCAGTATGATAGTGAAGCCGCTGATGAGCTATTTAGCTTATGGAAAGAGCGACAGAACATTGTACAGCAGACTGCCGCTGTAGAGGAGCAATCCCGTAAACAAGCAGTTAAGGCAGCTTCTACTGGCAATGCTAGTGGCAGCACAGAATCAGCACCTAAGAAGATCTACCGACGCGCAGACATTATTAACCTTATGAGAACCGACCCTGATCGCTATGCTGCTCTACAACCAGAGATTATGAAGGCATACGCAGAAAAACGGGTCAGATAGTATATCTTAGGAGATATTTATTATGACTGATTCCACATATCCCGCAACTGGCGGGTTCGTTGACAACACTAGCGCAGCTACTTTTATTCCAGAAATCTGGAGTGACGAGATTGTTGCAGCCTACCAAAAGAACCTCGTATTGGCAAACCTTGTCAAGAAGATGTCTATGGCTGGCAAGAAGGGTGACACCATCCATGTACCTAAGCCTGTCCGTGGTGACGCTCACGCTAAAGCTGAGAACACTGCTGTAACGGTTCAGAACGCTACGGAAGGTGAAGTGCAGATCTCTATTGACAAGCACTTTGAATACTCACGTTTGATTGAAGACATTACGGACGTACAAGCTCTTAGCTCACTGCGTCAGTTCTACACGGAAGATGCTGGCTACGCTTTGGCGAAGCAAGTTGACACCGACCTGCACAGCTTGGCTACTGGCCTTGGTGCTTCCGGTACGTCTTCTACGACTTACCTGAACAACGGCGGTACGTTCTTTGTAGACGCTACTAACGGCTTGTCTACTTACACGGCTGACACGGTTGTCCCTGCTGACGTATTCACTGACGCTGGTTTCCGTGGCCTGATCCAAAAGCTGGACGATGCTGATGTACCAATGGAAAACCGTTGCTTCATCATTCCTCCTTCAGTTCGCAACACCATCATGGGTATTGATCGTTACGTAAGTTCTGACTTCGTAAACAACGGTCAAGTCACCAATGGTCAGATTGGTCAACTGTACGGCATTGACGTATTTGTTAGCACCAACTGCCCTGTTGTTGAAACTGCTGCTGCTAACTCTGCTTCTTCTGTAGACTCTCTGGGCGCTTTGCTGATCCAGAAGGATGCAATTGTAATGGCTGAACAACTGGGCGTTCGCTCTCAGACTCAGTACAAGCAAGAGTTCTTGGCTAACCTGTTTACTTCAGATACTCTGTACGGCTGCAACGTACTGCGTCCTGAGTCAGGTGTAACTTTGGTTGTTCCTAAGTAATAACCATTTAGCTGGGGGTTGCTACGGCGGCCCCTTAGCTTTATCTTTAAGGACGGTGCATTATGTGGCAAGCAATAATTGGCCCTGTAGCTAACTTAGCTGGTACTTTTCTTAAAAATAAAGCTGCTGAAAAACAAGCTGTTCATGATTCTAAAATGCGTAAGATTAACGCTGACGCTGATTGGGAAACTCAACAAGCAGTAGCTTCACAGTCTTCTTGGAAAGACGAATGGTTTGCTATTATATTGAGTTTACCTTTAATTGGAGCCTTCATCCCTGATATGGTTCCCTATGTACAACAAGGGTTTGCCGTATTGTCTACTATGCCTGACTATTACAAAGCCTTCTTAGGCGGCGCTATTGCTGCCAGCTTTGGAATTAAAACTATGTCTAACTGGGGCAAGTAACTGATGTCAATAGATTTAGCAAATATAAACTTAAACCAAGATATGCTAGATCAACTAGCTAGTGGTAATCAAGACTTTGGCCCACGCACTCCGTTTACTGATTGGCGTAACGCTGCTAATGAGTTAGCTAGAGAGTCTGAGGATGCAGTAGCTCAACGTGCATTAGACTTGTACAGTGAGGTAGACCCCGGCAGAGGAAGGGCAGCGGCTAGGGGTTTTGGCACTGGATCTACTAGAGATTTAGCTTATAGAGAGATTGTACAAAAGCCTAATGCTGCCGCATGGATGGAGACGTACACTAGCCAAGACTTACCTCCTTACAAAGTTGATCCTATATCTGGAGAGAAAGTTTACATAAATACTCCTGCTGGAGTAAACTTAATTGACTTGCTAGAAGGGGAAGACAAACAGGAGTACCTAGCTAAGAAAAAAGCAGGATACGATGAGCGTATAACAAAGACTCCTTACAATGTAGAGACAGGTCTTTACGGTGCTGGAGCAGGAGACTATGGAACTAGAGTAATTCCTGAGACACCTACTAGACTTCAAGAAGCGTTGTCAAGTCCTGTAGCTGCTATCCTATCTTCGTTTATTCCCGGTGGACAAGCCTTACTAACTGCCGGTAAACTTCTTTCAGGGTCAGGTAGAGACATAGGTCTTATGGAAGCAGCGGGAGCATTTGCTAGCGCTAGTAGACTTGGAGGCACACCTACAGCAACTAGGGTAGCTGACAATATAGAGTTTGCTGCCGCAGCCGCTTCAGGTAATCCTGCGTTAGCTTTGTTAAACAAAGGTACAGATCTTGTTGATGCAACTGGTAAAGTAGTCGGCAGAACAACGCTTGGTAAAAAGTTCACCACAGACGCTCTTGAAAAAGTAGGGCTAACTGATGACTTCTTGTCAAACACGTACAACATAAACCAAGATGATTTGGTTGAAGGTTTATTTAAAACTGAAAAAGAACTAGCAAAAGGTTCCTCTCTTGATGACGCTTTATTGAAGGGTCTAGGAACTTATGTTAAAGAAGGCGGATCTTTAGGCGATCTTCCTAATCTTCCTGACTTCCCAAACCTTAGCGCATCATTTGAAACACCTGAGTTACTTAAACAAGCAGAGGATGCCATAAGAACAGCAGGTTCTGCGGTAGATGATGTTTTACTTCAGCCGCCTAAAGAGGTTGCAGAAACAATATACGAGTCTTTAGAAGCTCCTAACATGTCTACAGATGTAGGCTTAGATGTAGATTTACCTTCACTAGATGTAGGACTAGCAGTAGCACAGCCTACGTCTACTGGGAGCGTTACAGAAAATTTGTTTGAAGACTTTTTGTTTGAAAAGAAATATCAAGCTCCTCAGTTACTAGAACGTACAGTTCCTTTGCCAGACTATCAAGCTCCCGGTTTATTTAGAGGATTTATATGAGTACCACATACTTGAACATAGTCAACGAGGTACTACGTAGGCTACGAGAGGATGAAGTAACTAGCGTAGCAGAGAACACTTACAGCAAGATGGTAGGTGACTTTGTTAACGACGCAAAGCAGATTGTAGAAGATTCACATCAGTGGTCTACACTACGCACAACTATTGTAGTTCCTACTGTAGCAGATACTACAGAGTATAGCTTGACAAACGCTGGAGAACGTGTTAGAATATATAGTGTAATTAACGACACATCTAATTTTTTTATGCGTTATGAGTCACCTAACTGGTTTAACAATGCTTATTACATCTCTGGTGAAGTAACTGGTAGTCCTGACTCATATACCTTTAGTGGTATTGACGGCAACAGTGACACTAAAGTAAAAGTTTACCCTAAGCCATCAGGTGTATTTAATTTACGCTTTGACTTAATTGCTAGAGAAGATGAACTGTCTGCTAATACAGACACTACAGTGCTGCCTAAGAACGCTATTGTACACAACGCTGTAGCTTTGTTAGCTAGAGAGCGTGGTGAAACCGGCGGTACTACAGCACAGGATTACTTCTTGATTGCAGATAGACACTTATCTGATGCTATTGCTTTAGATGCCTATAAGAATCCTGAAGAGTTTATCTGGACTACTCCCTAATGGCTCAACAAAGACAGAACATTTATATTGGCGCTCCGGGGTTCAAGGGACTTAACACACAAGACTCTCCTGTAACTCAAGACCCTGCTTTTGCCTCTGTAGCTGAGAATGCTGTTATTGACAAGTTTGGACGTATTGCAGCACGTAAAGGTATAAAGAATCTCACTAGCTCTGTTACGCCCTTGGGGTCTAGTGCTGGCATTGAGGCCGTATTTGAGTTCTGTGATAGAGAAGGCAACAAAACTGTATTCTCTGCTGGTAACAATAAGATATTTACAGGAACAATCATAATATCTGAAGTGCTACTTCCTGTTGGTTATACTATTACAGCAAACAACTGGAAGATTGTAAGTCTCAATAACAACGTTTACTTTTTTCAGAAAGGCCATGCAGCACTCAAGAGTGAGGCAGGCAGCACTATTTTAACATACGTATCTGGAGGTTCACCAGAAGCTAATGAAGTATTGGCTTCCTTTGGTAGACTTTGGGCAGCAGATGTAGTAGATAACTCCTACACAGTCTACTGGTCTGACTTATTAGACGGTAATGATTTTAATGGTGGGTCATCAGGCTCACTGGATATAACTACTGTATGGCCTACAGGTTATGACGAGATTGTAGCTTTAGAAGAATTTAACAACTTCTTAGTTATCTTTGGTAAGCGTAGTATCTTAATATACAACGGTGCTTCGTCTCCTTCTACCATGACTTTGGCAGACATTATTACTGGTATTGGTTGTATTGCTAGAGACAGTATACAATCCATAGGAACAGACTTGATCTTCTTGTCTGACTCTGGGTTGAGAAGTTTAGGCAGAGTTATCCAAGAAAAATCTAACCCTATTGGCAACGTGTCTAGGAATGTTAGAGACAGCTTAATGGCGGCAGTAAGCTCAGAAATAACAAGTGTCATTAAGTCTGTCTATAGTCCTGAGAATTCTTTTTACTTACTGTTGCTGCCACAGTCATCACAAGTTTATGTGTTTGACACAAGAGTCCCATTAGAGGATGGTAGTTACAGAGCTACTACATGGGAGAATGTTTCTTTATTGTGCGGTACTAGAACTGATGCTGGCTCGCTTTACTTTGGTAACTTAAAAGGTATTAACCAGTATTCTGATTTTCTTGATAGTGACTCCACATACATAATGAAGTATTTTACAAACCCTATGTCTTTTGGTGATCCTTCAAGGATTAAAATGTTAAAGGAAATATCTTTTACGGTCATAGGCGGGTCATTTAGCCAAGTAGTTGGTAAGTGGGGTTACGACTATAAAGAAGACTACAGCACACAGCCGTTTACTATAGCTAAAAATAAACAAGCTAACTACGGCATTTCTGAATATAATGTAGCTACTTCTCAATACGGTATAGTCAATGTAATTGATATTACTACTATAAAAGCTACAGGTTCAGGTAAAGTCGCTACGATAGGTATTGAAGCAACAATTGATGGGGACTCCTTGTCAATACAAGAGTTAAACACTGAAGCACTTTTAGGTAGATTAATTTAATGAGTAACTATACAAAGCTAACAAACTTTGCATCAAAAGATAGCCTGCCTTCAGGTGACGTTGCTAAGATTGTTAAAGGTACAGAGATTGACACAGAGTTGAATAACATTGCAACTGCAATGGCAACTAAAGCAGACGTTGATGGCGGCACTAGCGTTATCCTTAATGAAGACACGTTAACAGGTGACGGCACTACAACAGCGTTTACTTTAAATGGAGCGCCAAATACACACAGATTGCTGCAAGTAACCGTAGACGGACTCTTACAGGCTATTAGTTCCTACACGCTAAACGGTCTGGTGGTTACATTCTCTGAGGCACCACCGTTAAACGCAGCTATTGAGATACGTAAGTTTATACTACACTCTACCGTTGGCGGTATTACCGCTGTCAATACTGGCACAGGCTTAACGGGTGGAGGTAGCTCCGGTGATCTGACTCTTAGCATTGCTGACGATGGAGTAGGCGCTACGCAAATTGCTGACAATGCAGTAGATATTGCTCGCCTAAACGTCAGCGACGGCACAGCAGGCCAAGTGTTAACGACAAACGGTAGCGGGACATTAGCTTTCGCAAGTCCTGCTGGTGGTGCTTATAATGACTTTGCTATCAAAACAGGAAACTATACTGCTATTAACAAAGACCAGCTTATTGTTAACTCAGGCAGTGCAGTAACAATTACACTACCTGCTAGTCCTAGTGCTGGTAATGTAGTATTTATTAAAAACGCTGGAACCGGCACAGTCACTGTAGCTCGTAACGGCTCAAAAATTAATTCAGCAACAGACGATGGGGAACTAGCAGCAGATGCTGGAGCTTCTCTGGTTTATGTTGATTCAACTATTGGATGGAAGGAGCTATAGATGGCTATTAAATTAGGTGGTGGCGGTGGTGTATCTGTTCCAATTGGTGGAGAATTAACATTACTTGATACGACGAATACTGTAACTAAAGGGAGTGAAGTTTTTCTTAGGACAGGGCTGACAGCGTCTTCTTCTACATATCCTGATGCTCCAGTAAAAAGTTTTATTAACAATGGAACTTTAGCGGCGCAATCTGATTATGATACTGCAATATCTCCGTGGCAAGGTGACAGCACTGCTAATCCCAATGTTGGCGGTGCTATGGCTGATGCTAGTACCGGAGAATTATTTGTAGTTACAGACAATGGCTACGCTAATAAATTCACTAGTTATGGAACTACTTTTGTAGGAGCTAGAAATCTAAGAGACGGTACTGTTTTTCCTACTAATTGTACTGCTACTGGCATCTCATGCGTTGGGTACGGGACTACATCAAGAGCGCAAGGTTCTAATATGCCTGCTACCAACCTAAGAGCTTTTCTTTCTGGAAACGGGGGTACTCTTGGTGTACCAGCAATTGCATATCTGTCTAATGATTTACAAACGCATTATGGTACGTATGAGTTAACTGCGGTTAGTGGGCTTGATTGGAGTACAAGCCCAGATTACATTAAAGCAATGTTTGTATCTTCTACTCAGCTTATAGTTGTACAGAGCTCTGGTGGCACTCAAGTACAGTTTACACGGTATCCAGTACCCAGCTTGTCTTCAACGTCAGGCAGTTTAACTCATCAGCGTAATAGTCTTATTACTGAGTTTGATCATTATTGGTCTTGGCATCCAGAGCTTATACCGCATACCAGTAATTCCGCCCTTGTTGGCTTTATACAATATGAAGGTTCTTCGCAAGGACAAAAAATATATTATTATAATGGCACTAATAATTTTCCAAATCCAGCCGTTGCCTATAGTTATTATGCCGCTGTTTCTTCTTATGACACAACCAACATTTCTTCTACCAGCACCAACACATATAGAGCGCCCTTTCTACACGGGAATCATGGTTTAAAGATGATACGGAATGGTATTACTGCTACGTTTGCAGCCGACATTGGGAATGTAACTAATAATAGGATTTATACGGCTCTTGCGTTTAGCTCTACTGGATATAGAGGCTATGCCTTCAAGGACGCAAATACTGTTTACGTTGGACACAGTACTGAAAACAAGGCTTTTGCAATTCATCCAACTACTAAGGTGCTTGGTGCGTCTATTGATATGTCTTCTCAGGCAGCGCCTTACAGGTTAGCACATCACAATAATGTTCTCTATAACTTAAACGGTACGAACATACACACCTACTCAACCACTAGTAATTCTTTTGTTTCTACTATAGATATCAGTAACAAAGTCAGTGGAACAAATGCTGTAGGCATAGCGCACGATGGCACTAACCTCTATGTACTTGATGGGTCTAATTCTAAAATCCATAAGTACAACGCAACTGGTTCCAGCTACGTTAGTTTTGTAACCCTTTCTGACACACCACACACGTCTTCAACACTTGTATCCCTTGCTGTGGATTCAACAAACAGTGTGTTTTACGTCACTAATGATACTAATTGCTCGTTATACGCACTTGACGGTACAGCTA